GAGGTATTATATAGAGTTCCTACAAATTCAATTACAATTAAATATGAACATCAAGGAGAAAAAGAGGAATATAATAAAAGCTGGCTACAAAGCGGTTGATGAACTTATAAAAGTTGCAGAAGAGCCAATTGTAGAGTCGGACGACGACTTAGCTGCTGACAGATTAAAAAATGCTGCAGCCACTAAAAAGCTAGCTATATTTGATGCTTTTGAAATATTAACCAGAATTCAAGAGGAAGAAAATATACTTGATGATAAACCACGAGAAGACAAACCTAAATCATTTGGAGGGTTTGCAGAAAGAAGATCTAAATAATGTACGCACAAACTTTATATAAGGTTATAACGCCTATAAAAGAAAATACAATATCTAGGTTAAATAAAACTAAGAAGTGGCAATACGGTTATAACAAAGAGCACGACGTTGTTGTTATAAGCAAGACCGGGCAGATTGGCGAAGTGTATAGCATACAAAATTTAAAAATAGCTTTGCCAAAAAAGCCGGCTAAGTTAGATAAAAAAGATAATCATTGGGTTGCGCATGAATATCCTAAAGAGCTTGCAAGAATTACAAGTGCTTTTGAATGGCGTGAATATCCAAATGATTTTAAGGATAAATGGGAACCATATATAGATGAGCAGTTTAAATTACGGGAAGAGGGTTATTGGTTTTACAACAAAGGCAACCCTACTTATATTACTGGCACTCATTACATGTACTTGCAGTGGTCCAAGATTGATGTTGGGAAGCCAGAGTTTAGGGAAGCAAATAGATTATTCTACATTTTCTGGGAAGCTTGTAAAGCAGATAGAAGAGCCTATGGAATGTGCTACCTTAAGAATAGACGATCTGGATTTTCTTTTATGGCGTCAGGCGAGACCGTTAATTTGGCAACAATATCAAGTGACTCCCGGTATGGTATACTATCCAAGTCCGGTGCTGATGCTAAAAAAATGTTCACAGACAAGGTGGTTCCAATATCGGTTAATTACCCCTTCTTTTTCAAACCAATTCAGGATGGTATGGACCGCCCCAAAACCGAGTTGGCATATCGTGTACCAGCCAGTAAGTTTACCCGTAAAAAAATACTCACGGGTGAAAGGCCGGAGGAGCTCACCGGTTTGGACACAACAATCGACTGGAAGAACACAGGCGACAACTCCTATGACGGTGAAAAACTCGCGCTCCTCGTACACGACGAATCGGGCAAATGGGAACGGCCGGACAACATCCTCAACAACTGGCGAGTCACAAAGACGACGTTACGATTAGGATCAAGAGTAATTGGTAAATGTATGATGGGGTCTACGAGCAATGCTCTAGACAAAGGTGGCGATAACTTTAAAAAACTTTATTATGATTCCGACGTTACAAAACGAAACCGCAATGGACAGACTAAGTCAGGACTCTATTCTTTGTTCATACCTATGGAGTGGAATTACGAAGGATTCATTGATTCTTTTGGAATGCCTGTATTCGAGAACCCACCAGAAGGTTGTGTTGATGTCTACGGAGACCCGATTGATGTCGGAGTTATTGAGCATTGGCACAATGAGGCAGACGGCTTAAAAGGCGACCAGGATGCTTTAAATGAGTTTTATAGGCAGTTTCCACGCACAGAAGAACATGCGTTTAGAGACGAAACAAAAAATAGTATATTTAATTTAGTTAAAATATACGAACAAATTGATTATAACGAAGATTTAAAAAACAGCAACGTTATAAATACCGGCACATTTAGCTGGGCGAATGGCATAAAAGATTCAAGAGTTATGTTTTCGCCTAACCCACAAGGAAGATTTAAAATCTCATGGGTGCCTAACGCGGAATTACAAAATGCACAAATAATTAAAAACGGTATACGTTATCCTGGTAATGAACATATGGGTGCATTTGGTTGTGATAGTTATGATATATCAGGAACAACTGATGGTAAAGGTTCAAAAGGATCTTTACACGGTTTAACTAAATTTAGTATGGAAAACGCGCCTCCAAATCATTTCTTTTTGGAGTATATAGCCAGACCACAAACAGCAGAAATGTTTTTTGAAGATGTGCTAATGGCTTGTGTGTTTTACGGAATGCCTTTATTAGCTGAAAATAATAAACCAAGACTATTATATTATTTTAAGCGCAGAGGTTATAGAGGATATTCAATGAATAGACCTGACAAAATTTGGAATAAACTATCTGTTGCAGAAAAAGAAATAGGTGGTATACCTAATTCAAGTGAAGATATTAAACAAGCTCACGCGGCGGCAATAGAAAGTTATATACAACAATATGTTGGTATTAAAGATGATGGATACGGTGATATGTATTTTAATGATACCTTATTAGATTGGGGTAGATTTGATATTAACAAAAGAACAAAATTTGATGCCACTATTAGTTCAGGATTAGCAATTATGGCATGCAATAGACACTTATACAGACCTAATCCTAAAGTTGAAAAACCAAAATTAAACTTGCATATTGCTAAGTATAAAAATAGTGGTGCAATATCTGAAATAATAAAATAAACATATGGCTGAGTCAGTTATAAACAGTTTTTTTCCAAGTCAGATTGCTAGCGATCAAGAAAAAATGTCTAGCGATTATGGTTTAAGAGTCGGTAGAGCTATTCAAGACGAATGGTTTAAATCAGATTCTGGAACTAATAGATTTAGAAGTAATCAAAACACTTTTCACCGTTTGCGATTATATGCTCGTGGTGAACAAGGCATACAAAAATATAAAGACGAATTATCTATTAACGGTGATTTGTCATATCTTAATTTAGATTGGAAGCCCGTACCAATTATACCTAAGTTTGTGGATATAGTTGTAAACGGAATATCAGAAAGAGTATTTGATGTTAAAGCATATTCACAAGATCCGTATGGTGTAGCGAAAAGAACAAAGTATATGAATTCGCTTATACGTGATATGCAAACAAAAGAATTAAACGAATTTGCACAACAAAACTTTGGTATTAACATGTTTGAAAACAAACCTGAAATGTTACCAGAGTCGCAAGAAGAGTTGGAATTGCATATGCAGTTAAGCTACAAACAAGGTGTAGAATTAGCGGAAGAGCAAGCAATAAATACTTTGTTAACAGGTAATCATTATGATTTAACAAAGAAAAGAATAACTTACGATTTAACCGTATTAGGTATTGGCGCTGTAAAAAATTCATTTACAAAGTCCGAAGGCGTTAAAGTAGATTATGTAGATCCCGCTAACTTAGTATGGTCATATACAGATTCACCTTATTTTGATGATATTTATTATTGTGGTGAAATTAAAAGTGTGCCTATAAATGAATTAAAGAAACAATTTCCAGAATTAAGTGATTCAGATTTAGAGCAAATATCTAAACAAGGTTACCAAAATAATGGATTTTACGATAGAACTTTAACTAATTACGATACATCGGATTCTAACACTGTACAAATATTATATTTTAATTATAAAACTTATATGAATGAAGTTTATAAATTAAAAGAAACAGCTACAGGTGCAGATAAAATTATAATGAAAGACGATACGTTTGATCCACCAACTGAAGTATTAGAAGCAAGGTTCGGTAAATTATCAAAAGTATTAGAAGTATTATATGAGGGTGTATTAGTTTTAGGTACAGATTATTTGCTTAAATGGGAAATGGCAAAAAATATGATACGCCCAAAAAGTGATTATACAAAAGTAATGATGAATTACAGTATAGTTGCCCCAAGAATGTATAAGGGTCGTATTGAAAGTTTAGTTAGCAGGATAACTGGGTTTGCAGATATGATACAGCTAACACATTTAAAATTACAACAGGTAATGTCAAGAATGGTCCCAGATGGTGTATATCTTGACGCTGATGGTTTAGCGGAGGTTGATTTAGGTAATGGAACTAATTACAATCCGCAAGAAGCATTGAATATGTTTTTTCAAACAGGTTCTGTAATTGGTAGATCGTTTACACAAGAAGGCGATATGAACCCAGGTAAAATACCTATTCAGGAAATAACCAGTGGTTCTGGTGGTAATAAACTACAGTCATTAATTAGCACATACAATTATTATTTACAAATGATAAGAGATGTGACGGGATTAAATGAAGCAAGAGATGGTAGTACACCTAGTAAACATTCGTTAGTTGGAATACAAAAATTAGCGGCAGCAAATAGTAATACAGCTACAAGGCATATATTAGAAGGAGGTTTATTCTTAACTAAAAATTTATGTGAAGGTTTATCACTTAGAATATCAGATATTGTAGAATACTCGCCTACAGCAGATGCTTTTATACAAAAAATTGGCGGTTTAAATGTAGCCACACTAAAAGAAATGTCACAATTACATTTGTATGACTTTGGTATATTTATTGAACTAATGCCAGACGACGAGGAAAAACAAATGTTAGAAAACAATATTCAAACAGCATTGTCAGCAGGTTTAATTGATTTAGATGATGCTATTGATATAAGAAATATTAAAAGTTTAAAATTAGCAAACCAACTTTTAAAACTTAGACGTAAAAAGAAAGCAGAGCGCGATCAAATGATGCAACAGCAGAATATACAAGCACAAGCAGAAGCAAACGCGCAAGCACAACAAGTTGCGGCACAAGCGGAAGTTCAAAAGAATGAAGCTTTAACAGCGCAAAAAGCACAACTTTTACAACTTGAAGGACAAATGGATATGCAAAAACTTCAAGCAGAAGTTATGGCTAAGAAAACTTTAATGGAGCAAGAGTTCCAATACAACATGCAGCTTAAAGGCATGGAGGTTCAAAATTTACAACAAAGAGAAGTACAAAGAGAGGATAGGAAAGACGAAAGAACAAAGTTACAAGCTTCTCAGCAAAGTGAATTAATTGAACAAAGAAAAAACAATACTCCGCCAACCAACTTTGAATCAGGAGGTAACGACATTATAGGCGGTGGATTTGACTTAGGTTCCTTCGAACCGAAGTAATAATAGTAATGTATAATTATATAATATTTTATCATGTCAGAAAAACAAGAAGAAGTTCTTGAAACTCAAGTTGAGGGACAAGAGCAAACTGAACAACCAGTTGAAGAACCAAAACCAGATACGGGTGCCTCGGTAGCCGAAGATGGTACGATTAAATTAGATTTAGGTAAACTTAATAAACCGCAAGAAGATGCCATTCAAGAACAAAGCGCAGATGACAGCGATGATACTGTCGGACAATCCGAAGACTCGCAAGACAGCGAAGAAGTGGCTGAAGAAGTACGGAACACCAGCGAAGATGAGTCCGTTCAAAATGAAGAAACCATATTAGAAGAGGTAACCGATGAAGCAGATAACCCTGACGAGGCAGGAGTGGATGGAAGCACTGAAGCTACCGACTCCGCACCGGAACAAGAAGAAATACAACCGCAAACAGAAACACAAGTTGAATTACCCGAAGGATTAGAAAAGGTAGTTGAATTTATGAATGAAACAGGCGGTGATTTGAATGACTATGTAAAATTAAATACAGATTATTCAAAGTTAAATGAAGCGCAGTTAATTCGCGAATATTACGAAACAACTAAACCTCATTTAGATGCAGAAGATATTAATCTTTTAATGGAAGACTTTAGTTATGACGAAGAAGTCGATGAGCCAAAGCAAATTCGTAAAGCAAAGATTGCTTTTAAAGAAGAAGCTGCAAAGGCTAAAAACCATTTAGAAGGTTTAAAAAATAAATACTATAATGAAATTAAAGCTGGGTCGAAGCTAACGCCGGACCAGCAAAAAGCGGTTGACTTTTTTAATAGGTATAACCAAGAAAACGAACAAGCTACTAAGGTAGCTGAAAGACAGCAGCAAGTATTTTTAAATCAAACCAATCAAGTGTTCGACAAAAATTTCAAAGGTTTTGAATATACAGTTGGCGACAAAAAGTATAGGTTTAATGTAAAAAATACGGATACTGTTAAGGAAACTCAGAGTGATATTAATAATTTTGTTAAGATGTTCTTAGATAAAAATAATACAATGTCAGATGCTCGCGGTTACCACAAGTCTTTATTTACGGCGATGAATGCAGATCAAATTGCAAATCATTTTTATCAACAAGGTAAAGCTGATGCAATGAAGGATAGCGTTGCGAAAGCTAAAAATGTCGATATGAGCCCAAGAGCGGTTCATGAAACAAAAGCGGCAAATGGCTGGACTGTTAGAGCTGTCCCTTCAGATACTACATTCGGATCCAAACTTAAAATAAAAACTAGAAAATAACTTTAAATTTTAGATTATGGCTTTTCCAAATCCGGGTACAGGTGCCCAATTAAATCATCTGACTCCACGACCTGTTAAAGGGTTATTCGGAGATAACTATTTGTCGATTGCCGATCTAGATTTCACTCAACAGTTTCTACCTGAAGTATATGAGAAAGAAGTAGAAAGATATGGTAACAGAACTATATCTGGCTTCTTAAGAATGGTAGGTGCTGAAATGCCTATGGCGTCTGATGTAGTGGTCTGGAGCGAGCAAGCTAGACTACACGTTGCGTTTGACGATTGTTCAATTGCAGACCCAACAACAGGAACTATTACTTTTGAGGATGACGCTGCTGGTGTTGCTGGTGCGCAAACTGCTGAGCAAAAAGCTCAATTAGTTGCAGTTGGTGCTACTATCAATGTAAGCGTTGGTGTTAATTCTGTAAAAGCAAGAGTTAGTGACGCTCCTTCTGCGGCAGGTTCATCTTTAACTGATTCTATTACTGTAACTCCTTATGGAGCTGGTAATTTATCAGGTTTAGGTACTGGTGCATTAAGTGACGTTAAAATCTTTATCTATGGTTCTGAATATCCAAAAGGATCTGGCGATGTAGGTAACTCTATTGATGCTAAATTCACTCAGTTCAACAACAAGCCAATTATTCTTAGAGATAAGTATAATGTAAATGGTTCTGACGTTGCACAAATCGGGTGGGTTGAAGTAACAACTGAGTCTGGTACATCTGGATACTTATGGTATTTAAAATCAGAGCATGAAGCAAGAATTAGATTCGAAGATCAGTTAGAAATGGCAATGATTGAAGCTGTTAAAGACGAAGGAGCTATCTTAGGTTCTGCAGGTGCTGCAGGATTTAGCGGTTCTGAAGGTCTATTTGCTGCAATTGAAGACAGAGGACTTGTTTACAATGATCCTGACTTTGGTGCTGCAGGCGGTGTAGGCGTTGGTGAATTTGACGACATCTTAGCTGAATTAGATAAACAAGGTGCGATCGAAGAGAATATGATGTTCTTAAATAGATCAACAAACTTGTCTATTGACAACATGTTAGCTGGCCAAAATACTTACGGAGCGGGTGGTACATCTTATGGTGTATTCGAAAATTCTGAGGATATGGCGCTTAACTTAGGTTTCACAGGATTTAGACGAGGTTCTTATGACTTCTATAAATCAGACTGGAAATACTTAAATGATTCTACAACTGGTGGAAACCAAGGATCTGTATTAGGTGTTTTAGTTCCTGCTGGAACAAGTACAGTTTACGATCAACAATTAGGTAAGAACATTTCAAGACCTTTCTTACACGTACGTTATAGAGCTTCTGAAGCTGATGACAGACGAATGAAGTCTTGGGTGACTGGCTCAGTTGGTGGTAACTACACAAGCGCGATTGACGAAATGAACGTTCACTTCCTTTCTGAAAGAGCATTATGTGTACAAGCTGCGAACAACTTCTTACTACTTAAGAAGACTGTTTAATACTTTTGAAGGTTACGGGCGCTTCGGCGCCCAGAGCCTTTATTAACATTTTTATTATATTATATCATGGAAAATTGGGAAATAAAAGATAGACTATATATTCTCAGAAATAATAAGAAACCTATTATTTTTAGTCTAGCCGGAAAACATTCATCAAAAGCGCCATTATTATGGTTTGACAATGAAAACGGAATTCAAAGAGAATTGAAATATGCTACAAACCAAAATTCACCGTTTGTAGACGAACAGAAGGGTGAAACAACATTAGGCAGAATCGTATTTAGAGACGGCCAGTTGCAAGTACCTAAAGAAAATCAGTGTCTTCAAAAACTACTATCATTATATCATCCGTTAAAAGATAAATTGTACGAAGAATATAGTGCAGTAGAGCAATCAGTAAATGAATTAGATTATATTGAGCTTGAATTAGAAGCTTTAAATTTAGCTAAGGAATTAGATATTGATCAGATTGAAGGAATATTAAGAATTGAATTTGGTAACAAAGTTGATTCATTAAGTTCTTCAGAACTAAAAAGAGACGCGATGGTTTTCGCAAAAAGACAACCTATGTTGTTTATTAAATTAGCGCAAGATGACAATGTTGAACTAAGAAACGTTGGCGTCAAAGCTACACAGGCTGGTTTTATTAAACTATCTAAAGATCAAAGGACATTTACTATTGGTAAAGAAGATAGAAAATTAATGACAGTCCCTTTTGACGAACATCCATATTCTGCATTAGCTGCTTTCTTTAAAACAGATGATGGTATGGAGGTTTACAAAAACTTAGTCAAAAAGCTTAAATAGCAATATATAGTGGTTAGGCCGCTATATGCGGCTTAATTACTATAAATAAAAGAATATGAGCGTAAGTATAGATACTGTTTATCAGAGAGTATTAGGTATACTCAATAAAGAGCAACGAGGGTATGTTACGCCTCAGGAATTTAATTTGTTCGCAAATCAAGCTCAAATGGATTTGTTCGAACAATATTTTTATGATATTAATCAATTTAGTAGAATGTCAGGTAACAGCTCAGAGTATTCTGATATGCTAACTATATTAAATGAAAAGATTAATTTATTTGAAACAACATCACCTAACTTATCATATATAGATGCAGCTAATCCTACACAAGGATTTTCATTACCTTCAGACCTGTATCGGTTAGGTTCGGTAATATATGCCAATGTAACATCGGAGCCTATATTGCCATCACCGCAAGATCCAAACAACCCCTTAGTAACAACAAGTTATATAGAGGTTGAGCGTATAAACGCTAATGAGTTCTTGCTTATAAATTCTTCACCTTTAACTAAACCTAAAAACGTAAGGCCCATATATGTAGGTAATCAATCCGGCATTAAAGTATATGGAGACTCGCAAATAACAGATTCTGTAACAGTAAATTACATTAGAAAGCCAGTTAAAGTTGAATGGAAATACCAAATGGTTTATGGCGAAGCATTATACGATGCAACATATTCCGTTAACTTTGAATTACACCCTTCAGAGGAAACTGAACTTGTAATTAAAATATTAGAGTTGGCTGGTTTATTAGTTAAAGATATTCAAATGTATCAAATAGCGGCTGGCGAAGAAGTAAGAAACACACAAGAAGAAAAAGCATAATAGATGGGATTAATAACAAAAAATAATGAGCAATATTATTTAGGCCCAGATGGAGTATGGAATAGCTTAGATGAGAATTATGGTAATTATCAGTTTACACCTATAAAAGATATTATAAGTAACTTTATGATTGCTTATGTTGGTCAAGATAAACTGATTACTAAAATTAAAAGAACAGATGTAGCTTTTCATGCACAGCGCGGTTTACAAGAATTGCACTTTGACACACTTCCTTCGGAAAGATCAATTGAAATTGAAATAGGGCCATTGCTTAATTTTATTTTACCACAAGATTATGTAAACTATATAAAACTAACTTGGACAGACGTTAATGGTATAGAAAGAATAATATACCCAACACGAAACACAAGTGATCCATTACCTTATTTACAAGATCATAATTATGAATATATTTTTGATGAGCAAAATAGGGAAATAGTAAAAGCAAATCCTTCTGAAACATTAAAAAGATTTAAAAGAGATTCGCAAAGAGCTGATATATACGAGAACGCAAATAACGCTGACCTATTAAGTGAAAATGCAATGGGCAGACGTTATGGTTTAACACCTGAAAATGCACAATCAAACGGTGTATTTTATATAGATCAAATAAAAGGTATAATACATTTTAGCTCAGACATTTGCCATAAAATAGTAACCTTAAAATATATATCTGATGGTTTAGCTTATGACGAAGATATGAAAATACATAAGTTAGCTGAAGAGGCATTATATAAATACATAGCTTACGCGATTGTATCAACAAGACCATCGATACCTGAATATATAGTTGGCAGATTAAAAAAAGAAGCTTTTTCGGCAAAACGAAACGCTAAGCTAAGATTGTCGAACATTAAGCTTGAAGAAATTGCGCAGGTAATGCGAAACAAATCTAAGCAAATAAAACACTAAAATATGCCTGAAGTAATACGCACGTTCACGACAGGTAAAATGAATAAAGACCTGGACGAACGATTAGTTCCAAATGGCGAGTATAGAGATGCTCTAAACTTAGAAATATCTACATCGGATACCGGTAACGTAGGGGCTTTGCAAAACATTGATGGCAATACCGCTAAGTTAAATAAAGCCTTAAATCCTAATACAGGTATTTACACACCATGGACCGAAGGATATATAAATACACTAACAAATCCAAGAGTTATTGGTCAAATAAAAGATTCAGTAACTGAAAATATATATTGGTTTATAGCTTCAGATGGTATTAGTGCTATTGCTGAATATAACCAAATTGATGATGTTGTTGTGCCTGTTCTTGTAGACACTCAAGGAATATTAAACTTTAGTCAAGATTATTTGATTACTGGTATAAATATTATAGAAGATTTATTATTCTTTACAGACAATCAAACAGAGCCTAAGGGCTTAAATATAAAAGACTTTAAAGCGTCAACACCTAATTTTCAAACGCATAGTGTAATTAATGGTAGAGACTTTATAGAAGAAGACATAACGGTTATTAAAAAAGCACCATTAGTTGCACCAACATTAGATTTAGCAAGAACAAGAGCTGTTGATAATGAAGGTAATGAAGCTACTGTAGAAACAACTGCAATACAAAACTTTATTGTAGATGATCCTAACAATCCTTGTCTTACCCTATCATGTAGAATACCCGCGCCCCTGGGCACTGAACTCACTTTAAACTGGGCAACAACACCTTATCCGTTTTATAGAACATCTGATGTTTTAGTTTTAACCGGTACAGCCCCAATGGGGACTGACGATGGCACCGTTGGTGAATTAGCTGAATACAAAGTTAGGGTAGAGGTTGTTAGTGTTCCGCCCGGAAACACACAAACAAATGCAACTGTAAAAGTTTTATCTGTTCCAGAAACAGTGCAAGACCAAGATATTACATGGGAAGTTGCTTTAGAAGAATTGCCGTTTTTTGAATTTAAGTTTCCTAGATTTGCATTTAGGTACAAATACAAAGATGGGTACTACTCCACATTTTCTCCATTTACTGAAATTGCTTTTTTACCAGGAGAGTTTGATTATGAAACTAGAAAGGGATTTAACCTTGGTATGGTTAATGAGCTTAAGCAGTGTGTTATAAAAGATTTTGTTCCTGATAATATACCGCCGGATGTGGTAGAGGTTGACTTGCTTTATAAAGAAAGTAATAGCCAGTCTGTATATGTAGTTGATACATTTAAAAAAGATGACGCTATATGGAATGAAGGTGGGCCAAATGGCAATGGGTTTAAGGTTGAGTCAGAGATTATATCTTCTATATTACCTGGCAATCAAATATTAAGACCATATGACAATGTTCCTAGAAAAGCTAAGTCACAAGAAATTACTGGAAATAGATTGATATATGGTAACTACCTGCAAAATTTTGATTTAAAAAACGAGCTGGGTATCGAAGTTTCGCCTACACTTACTCAAAGTATCATTCATAATTCTAATTGGGATGTTATTAGTGGTGTGCATACGCAAAGTGATATTGGCGAGCCTCTTGCTAGAACACCATTTAAATCTATTAAAACACAAAGAACATATCAAGTTGGAGTGGTTTTTCAGGGTAAATACGGAAGACAGACGCCTGTATTTACATCTGAGTCAGCGGCTTTAAAGTTAGCAAAAGAAGAAGCAGACAAGTATAATCAAATTATTGTACAAACAGATGGCAATAAACCTGAGGGCTTTACACACTTTAAATATTATATAAAAGAGCCTTCAAACGAATATTATAACTTAGCTATGGACCGCCATTACGATGCGGAAGATGGTAACGCTTGGATTAGCTTCCCTTCAGCTGAAAGAAATAAAGTACAGGAAGATACATTTTTAGAAATTAAAAAGAAACATGATTCAGATGAGTTTGTTTCTGAACCCGCAAAATATAAAGTTATTGCAATTAAAAATGAAGCTCCTTTATTTTTAAGAAAACAAATAAATTCAGCAGGGTCGATAGAAGATGGCGGAGATGACATAAAAAGCACGGGTATACCACAGCCAAATAGAACGTGGATAGATATTGACAAAGACACTTTTGAGGATAGTTCTGCTTCTGTTGTTTTAGATACCACCGACAAACAAAGACTTGTAAGAGTATTTAGCACGTCTGCTGTAAGTGATTACTACAATGTCGCAAGTATATCTTTACCATCAGGCAACGATTATTACAGAATAGCAATCGAAAGGAAGTTTGGCGAAGACATGGCATTCACTACTAATGATGCAGGCGATAAAGAACCGGGGTTGAGTGTTGAATTATCATTTGAAAATTTTGTTGACAAACCAGAATTTGAAGGTAGATTTTTTGTTAAGCTTGAAAAAGATTCAGTGCTTGAAAAATATATATTATCGGATGCCAATAATGATAATTTTGCAATTGGATCTACTGTTAAATTAGGTTATACATCAAAGTCGATGGGTAGAAGCGCTATAAATGATACTTTTGGTGGTGGTTCATTTTTTGTAGATAATGGCCCAGTAAGAAACGGCGATGACAATGTACAGAACTGCACAAATGATAGTTCTAAATATTGCGGTAAAGGTTATAAGAGAGGTGGTGGTAACACATCGGGTACACTTAGTATAGGTTTTAGTGGTATATGGCCAAGAGGCGGCGACTTTGGTGTTGGTAGAACAGTATATACGCAATATAGAGATCAAGTAAAAACCTTAATGAGCGACGGTGGTTTATTAAGATTTAAAGAAGACCCTGATCAAATTGTATATAAAATAGTAGAAACCGAAGAAGTTTCAAGATTAAGAAATTATAAAAATAATTCAAAGCACGAAAAATATAATGTAGGCTCTAACAAAAGAACAAGATTTGATTTAAGACTTGAACCTGTTGATCCCAATGATGCTTCTAAGTTGCAAGGCCCATATCCAAATAAAGGGTTGTTTCAAGGTATTAATGATAATAATGGTGCTTGGAGAAGTCACTTTGATGGAACAAATGTTGCTAGAGGCCCTGAAAATGGTCCTGAGTTAGAATTTTTAAAACCATTCTTTGAAGAAAATAGTTTTACAAGTTCTAATCCGGCTATATTTGAAACAGAGCCAAAAGAAACAGCTGAGTTAGAATTATTTTACGCAGCATCAGAAGCTTACCCAATAGGCGAATATGGTAATGCACATACGTTAGATTGGCATAACTGTTATTCATTTGCCAATGGTGTAGAGTCTGATAGAATACGAGATGACTTTAATGCTGTAACTGTAGACAACGGGCCTATAGTTTCTTCAACATTGAAAGAACCATATGCTGAAGAGCGAAGAGCTACTGGGTTAATATTTTCACAAATATTTAATTCTATATCAGGTGTAAATAGTTTAAATCAATTTATACAAGCAGAAGCTATTACAAAAGATTTAAATCCTATATATGGTTCAATACAAAAACTACATACAAGAGACACAAACTTAGTTACATTATGTGAAGATAAGTGTTTGCGAATTCTCACAAATAAGGACGCTTTATTTAACGCGGATGGTAATGCTAATGTAACATCAAATAATGCTGTTCTGGGCCAAGCAACGCCTTATGTGGGCGAGTTTGGTATTAGTTTGCATCCTGAAAGTTTTGCTAGCTATGGATTTAGAGCGTATTTTACAGATAAAAACAGAGGAGTTGTATTAAGGCTATCAGCAGATGGTCTTGAAGAAATATCAAGATATGGCATGAGCGACTTCTTTGCAGATAACCTAAAGCAGTCTAGTATTACATGGGGATCTTACGATGATGACAAAGGCGGTTACAATATATCATTAAATAATATAGCTACAGAGTGGCGAAATAAATTTACAGATAGAATATATATAAATGGTAACTGGAACGAATTTAGCACAGCTCATTCGGTTTTAACATTTAAAGAATCAACGAATGGTTGGGAAAGCAGAAAATCATTTAGTGAAGAAGGTGGTATTAGTTTAAATGACAGATATTATACTTTTGATAGAGGAAATATATGGGAGCATAGAACAGATGATTCTGTTAAAAATAATTTTTATGGCGTTCAATATGATAGCTCTGTAACCTTTTTAATTAATGAAGAACCAAACACTGTTAAAAAATATAAGACATTAAATTATTCAGGAAGCAAATCTAGGGCTTATGTATATGGTGATGGTGTATATGAAGGTTTAAGTTTAGCTGAGGTAGAAGCGTTACAATTGCAAAACCTTACAACTCAAACATTGAAAAACGAAGGTTGGTTTACTGAATATATTAATACAGATCTGCAAGAAGGCTATGTAAAAGAGTTTTTAGATAAAGAAAATAAATGGTTTCAATATATAAAAGGTGAAGCTACGTATTTTACTACAAACACTGATAACAATCTAGACTCTAAAGAATTTTCGATGCAAGGTATTGGTAGAGCCACTTCAGTTGTAGGGCCTCCTGTTACAGACTTTAATGTAAGAATTTTTGGAGATCCATCTTGTGCAGTATATATACAAAACCCAACAGCAGACCCTAAAACATATAGTGTGGCTGAGGATTGTACAAATTGTGGAGCTTTAGTATTAACAGGTACAGATCCGCAAGGTTTATCTTTAACATTTGAAATAGTTTCCGATAATACACAAAACGGTAATTTATCTGCAATAACTGGTAATCAAATTACGTTTACACCTAATGTTCTTAATTACTATGGTTCAGCTGGTACATTTACATATAGAACATATAATGGCACAAATTATAGTGACCCTGCTACAGTAACAGTTACAATAACAGCTGTTGCTGAACCGCCACAAATAACTAGCACACCAGATCCAGCACAGCTTAGCCAAACAGTTGGTCAAACATTTACTTATACCAATATTACAGCGAGTGATCCTGATCATGACCCTTTAACTGACCTAGCTTGGTCTACAAACAATTTACCTTCAGGTTGGACTTTAACAACTACAGGAGATGGTTTTACAGGAACAGCAACTATAACAGGAACTGTAGC